CTATCGCCGGGAAAATTACCGTCTCCCAGTCGGGTCGAAGCCCGTCATCTATCTCCTTGATGATCTTTCCCGATGGGTCGTCCTCAGACCAACGGGTCTGGATCATCACGCAAGCAGCACCCGGCTCAAGCCTTGTCTCAATACAGGTCATCACCATCTCGTGGGCCTTCGCCAACTGGTGTTTGCTGCTGGCCTGCTCACTGGACTTAATCAAATCATCTGCGATGAAAAGATCCGCACCCTTACCCGTCAAAGACCCTGAAAGCCCGGACGTTTGCAATCCGCCCTCATGCCCTTCAAGATTCCACGAGTCCGCTGCGTGGCTGTCTTTACGGACACTGATGCCCCATAAATCCCTGCCGTATTCCTCGATCAAGTCCCTCGCCTTACGACCCCAACTCGACGCAAACCGACCCTCGTGGCAAGCCAGCAGGACACGCTTCGACGGGTTATTCCCAAGGAACCACGCAGTTAGATATCGGCTGCAAAGCTCACTCTTACCATGCCGGGGCGGGACGTTCAGACACAACCCACGCAACGGGGTGCTTGGGTCGCACAACTCCACGAGCTTCTTGTTCAGAAGCTCAAGGTGCGGGGCAAATACCCACTTACCCTTGGATGCGTAACGAGCAAAATCACCCGGTGATAATCGAGCCGCTATCCGACTCCAAGCCGAGCCGTCGAGCAAGTCCAAGGACTGCATCTCTTTGCTCGGGATTTCGCTTGATAAGCTCGGTAATTCGGAGTTCAAGTCCGCCGTGTTCATGCGTTATGGTTCCAGTCTGCTGTACCTTGACACTATGGTCCTCAAGCCCCAAAACCTTGTCCAATCTCTGTTGGGCTAGGATCTTTTCTCTCGGCGTACTGGCCGGGTCTTTGATAATGGATTTATACAAATCGCAGCTACGACTCCGGGCCTCTTCTCGGGAGATTCCCATCTCGTCCAAGAGCATAGCCCTTGCACGAGAAAGATAATTTTCGCAAGTCCTGTAGCTCACGCCATATTGCTTTTTAATTATTACCTTTAGGTCGGCCTTGCGATAACCACGGCTCAAAAGGTCGCAACATAATTTGATTCTCGCAAGATACTGCTTGCGGGTCGGCCTCACGCCTGTCCACTTCTTCGTCATTAGATATTGAACCTCAAATTTTTAACTCTCCACCTCAACTGCTCCTGAATCTCATCGGTCCCTGACGAGTAAACACACTCCACCGTCATCACCCGGATCTCTTCGACGTTCGCCGCCGTTATGATTCGGTTCTCGGTCGGCGTAACCGTTACCGCAACCGAAGTACCCGGAGTCAACGATGTCTCCGCCTTAATCGCCGTACCAGTCGTCTCGCAATCAATCCGGTATGACATCGATGTCGGTGTCACCGCATCCCCGGCAGTGTCCTTCGGAACGATGGTCATAAACGCACTCGTGTTCTCATTCACTTCCGAAAGTGCAGCCATTTTTTCACGCCTTCGTAATCGTTATGCTACGGGTCGCAACCGTTACGGTCGTCGAACGGGTCGCAATAGTAATCGAAATTGAGCCTGCGGTTGTCGTCATTTTTTGATGATAAATTAATGTGGAAGGAGCTTCCTTCCAATGAGGCGGAGGACAAATCCAGTTACAAGAAGCATCCTTCCACAACCTCACCCTATCGGTTCCGCACCCGACTCTCAAGTTTTAAGCGTTCCGGGTCGATATAGAGTTGTGCGAAAATTGTGGATGATGAAAGCCAATCTGCTCAAGGCCATTGCCGAAAAACATTTTTCGGGAACCCTGTACCCCACCCCCTACCGAAGTGACGACCTCATGGATCTCATCGAGCAGGGACTCGTCGAACTGGTCTACGATGGACCACGATACCTCGGCGCAAAGCTCACCGCCGCCGGGGTTCAGGGAGTCTTGGGTGGGGGGCATCGGTAATTTTTGATGCGTATGCCTGATGCGACTCAGGGCCAAATTTCCCCCTTCTTCGCTAGGCGGTTCCATGCCCGGGGGGCCGGGTTCGGCATACCAAACAAAATGGCTAAAAAATAGCCGTATGCTATCCATACGGCCATCGGTATGTTTGAAAATCATACAAAGCAAACGGTGTGCCACCGGGCAAAAAAACACCTCATCGGGGCGCATCGGCCCATCGGCCCATCGGCGGGGCGGTATGCCCTCAGACCGCTTAGGATCGATTCTAAGAGCCTAAAAACAGAAACTGGTACAATGCCCCATAAATACCGCCGGGAACGCCTTACAAGCCGTCAAGGGCTGGCAGGGGCATATCAGGGCGATGGCCCTTGCCGGGGGCCGGGATAGGGGGCCGGGGGCCGATGCGCCCTGATCGGGGGCATCGGCGGGCCGGGGATTCTGCGGGCCGGGGTTGCGCCGCTACGGGCCGCAAGCCGCCCGGCGGGGCAACCGTCAAGGGCCGCCCGGCGGGGCCGTGACGGGGCCGTGACGGGCCTCACATCGGGCGGTGGTTTGCGCCGCCACATCGGGCCGGGCCGGGGGCCGATGCCGATGCCCGATGGGCGATGCCATCGGCCCGCCGGGCGGGGGCCGATGGGCCGGGCCGGGCGGGGCGGCGGCGGGTGGCCGGGGCGGGGTTGCCCCGGTGGCCGGGAGTGTCCCGGCACATCGATGCCCGGCCATCGGGCGGGGATCATCGCCGCCCGGCTTTGACGGTAAATGACCAGCTCTAAAAAACCCGCCGCCACATCCGCAAGGGCGGCGGGCATCGGCATCGCTACCTGTTAAAAATTCCCCGTTCCGGAAAACCGATGCGGGCAAAAAAAAACCCCCGGCGGTTAGGCCGGGGGCGGGGCGGGGCGGGCGGCTATACCACCCGTGAAAGATCCGATGGATGGTTGCGGTTATCCGCCCGGCGGAATGCCCCGGCCCATCGATGTGCCGGGGGCGTTGATGACATCGCCCCGGCGGGGTGCCGGGCAATATGCGCCACCTCTACCGCCGCCCATCCATCGATAGCCTTGCCGCCCTTGCGCCACATCATTATCCCGATGGGATGCGGCCCGGCATCCCCGGCACCGGGAAACACCGCCGCAAGATGATGCGGGGGCAACCCGGCATCATCCCTTGCGGCCTGTACCCCATCGGGGATGCGGTAAACAGGGATGGCCTTGCCCCCTGTCAGATGGTCCCGGTCATCTAACTCTAACCATCCGACAATCGCCGCCCCGCCGATGGCGGCGACTAGGTCCCGGCGGCATCGGCTTGCGGGATGTTCTGGAATGGTTGCGGGGTAAATTCCATCCTCACTGATGGCTATGCGTTCCCGGCGGGCATCATCAAGGTTCAAGGCGGCGGCAAGCGTATTGTTTGAAGTGTTCATCATGTTTCCTTTCAAGTGGTGCCGGGGCGGTATTGCCCCGGCGTGATTAGTGATTAGCCGACAAGCAGGGCAACGACGATGGCGGCGGTTGCGATTGCAACCCGCAACCCATCGCCACGGGGCATCGCCGGGCGGCGTGACGGCACCGATGCCGCTACCAACATCCGATGGTCCCGGCGCAAGCGGACCCGGCCCGATGTCCACGATGCCCGGCGGGTAGCATCGCCCCGCCCCGGCCCGGTGCCGATGCGCCCGATGGCGATGGCGGCTACCACGATGGCAAGGGCGGCGGCGAACATCCCCGCCCCGGTTGCGGCGGCAAGTGTTACCGCCCCGCCGATGGCAACGGCGGCAACGGGGGCAACCCCGGCAACCCCGGCAAGCCGCCCCATCTCAAGGGCGGCATCCGCATCGGAATCGGCAAGCGCATCAGCATAGGCATCGGCCGCATCGATGTCGGCAAGGGCAATGCCATCGGGCAATGCCATCGCCGGATCATCGGCATCGTTGTCAACTCGGATGGCGGCATCGGGCAGCCCCCGCAACGCAACCCAAGCAGCACCGACAAGGCGATGTTTTTCAGCAATCACATCGGCGGGTACAACCCGCCCCCTTGCGGCGTTGCGCCTGATGGATGTGGCCTCAGTGACATCGCAAAAGTACAGGACAGTGAACCACCCGCCCCGCCGGGCGGCATCGATCAGGGATGACATCCGTTCCACCGAACATCCGGTGGAGTCATACATCCAACATCCCGATGCGGGCGGGCCGCTTGCAAGGGTGGCATCCACCCGGGCATCGTTTTCAACCTTCGACCATCGATGCAAGGCGGCAAGGGTTTTGGGGCATCCCTTTTTCCACGTTGCCGGGGCCGGGTTGGATAACGGTTGCCCGGCGATGGCGGTGGCCTTGACGGCATCACAATCCATCACCACGGCGGCGGGATAATCCCGGCGGGCAAGTGTCGTCTTGCCCGATGCGGCGTTGCCGATGGTCAAGATAAATTCCGGCTTGCCATCGGTGTTGACCCCTTGCGCCGGGGCGGGCGGATTGTCGATGGCGGCGGCAACGATGGCGGCGGCTTTGATGCTGTAGCGGATGCGGTATTCACTAACAATCAGTCTCTCGTTTTTCGTCATCATAATTCAGCCTTTCAAGTATGCCCGGCGGTTGCCGGGCGGGTTTGCAGATGCCGCCGGGCTACATGCCCGGCGGCGGAAAAAATAAGGGGCGGCGTTAGTCAAACCATGTGAAGCGGGCAACGCCGATGGCATCGATGGTTTTCAATTCGCCCATCGTTAGATCGTTGATGCGGCGGGTACGGGTTTCGAACCTATCCCACAACGCCCCATCAAAATCCCGCCCCCGGCTGCCATCAAAGTTACTACCCGGCAGCACGGCGAAAACTTCCCGGCGGTTTTCGATGCCCATCGCCCTGATCAATTCAGCACGGGCGATGGTGTTTTCAATCGCATCAGCCGCCCGGCGCATCCGGGTTGCTTCCTTCTGTAATTCAGCCGTCATGGTTTCGTCTAAATAGATCATCATAATTTCCTTCCGGTTGTGCCGGGCGGGTTGCCCCGCCCGGCGGTTAAAAAATTACAGGCTAAAATCGATGGCATCATTCAGATCGACATCGGCAACACCGATGGCAGTGAGGATGGCATCCGACAATTCGCCAACCTTGTACAATTCAAGGGCGGCGGCATCCCGGTCAGGTGTACCCGGCAACGGGTAAAAGATATTCGCCCCGATGGCGGCGGCGGCATCAAGCAGGCCGCAACAGGCCGGGCAATTTTCGGGGTCACGCCCGGCAACACCTGACCTTGCCGACAGAGCATCAAGGGCTTTCAATTGGAAACAAGCCGCCACGTTGATGGCGGCGGCGGCGGCGGTTGCCGGGGAGTCAAACATCAGCCCGGCATCAACGTCCATCGCAATGCTGGCATCGTGGTAACGGGATGCCGCCCGGGCCATCGCCGCCGCCGGGCGGTACCCGGCCCTTTTTTCATCCCATGCCATCAGCTTGACGGTTGCCGCCGCCCCGATGAGATTGTCCGCCGCCCGGCGGGCATCCGCCGCCGCCGCCGCCGCCGCATCCGTCAGTTGAAATTTGGACATCGTGTCCCTTTCAGTTTTGCCTCACCTGATCAGGTGAGGCGGTTGCAATTATCGGGGGCCATGAACACATCGATGGCCCTCCACTATTACCGGGCCGGATCAGGCGGCGGCGGCGGCGGCGGGCGGCGGCGGCGGGGCGGCGGCGGCGGCTGTACTGGCGGGCCGTTGCCGCCGTGGCGGCTCCCTGATATCGCCATCGGGCGTTTTGTTTTTCGGGATGAAGAAGGTACGCATCAAGCCGTTGATGGCGGTGTTTTCCGTAGATGGCCTTGAAACCCTACTTTAAAGGCCGTTAACGGCATTCTACAGAAACACCATGCCATAGTGGCAAAAACAGCCCTTTTTCGGGGCGTTGGAAAAGATTTATTTGCTGAAATAAACCCCTATAGAATAAGGGTTTATAGAAACGCCATCGGGCCGATGTGCAACTAAGTTTAGCGGTAAATGACCAGCTCCACATCTCAAAACGTGCAACCCTTATGGGGTATAGACTTATGACTTTTGCCCCGCCCGGCGGCGCATCGGGATGAAGTGTGGGAATACCCAACAGATGCCGCCGCAAAAGGCCGATTTTATTCTTGACGGTTGCCGTATACAGCAACGGATGTTGGGCTACGGGGCCATCTTAACTTTTGGCAAGCAAGATGGGCGAAAAGGCCGTTTTCGCCGATGGGGCAAGGGCAAACGGTATGCCAAAAAACAGGGCAAATATCATGCCAAACAATTTACCGCTAAATAAAGTAGTAAGTCATTATAAAACAAGGGGTTAACCCCCATCAAAGTTTTTTTTGGCCCGGAAAAATGAAAAAAGGCCGTTTATCGTCAAAATATGCCACTATGGCAGGGAATATTATCGGCCCTAAAAAAACTTTTTTGGACCCCCGCCGGGCGGAATTTTCAGATCTAGTATGAAAAAATTACGGCGGCTAAATTTTAGCCTAGTATGAAAAAGTTACGGTTTTTTGCCACCGTATGAAAAAGTTACGGTGTATGAAAATCATACACACTTTTTTTCGCCCGGAAAATCCCGGCTCGAATTTTCGGCTTAAAAAAATCGCTCAGATGATTTCAAAAAATATTTCAAAATATTTCAAATTATTTTGAAACCATCGATCCGTCCCGGCGAAAAAAAAAAATCTCAGCGGGCCGACGATTTTTTTTCGTCGGCCTCCCTGAGATTTTTTTTCGCCGTACTAGCTGGCTACGCCCCGGGCAGAAGTGTCAGCCGGGGCGGGGTGCCAGCCCACGGTTCAAAGCCCGGAGAATCCTTAACGGTTTCGTCCACAAGGATCTCGGGCCACGGGCGGGGAATGTTCCCCTCGAATCGTGGCGGCGGTGGCAGGAGATTCCCGGCCCCATGTACAGGGAACAGGGCGGCACCGCCCCCGGCCCACTTGACCAGCCATGCGTAGACACTCCCCGGTGAGTTCTTGGGGAAGCCACCCACGCCATGAGCCACGGAATCGCTGGTGGGAAACCTGCGGCCAAAGACCACGGTTCCTACCCGGCCACTCACCCGGTCACGCACGAGCTTATTTGCTGGAAATGTCATGGCATCCTCCCATAAAAAACGCAGGAAAAACTAAGCCCCAGAAAAAAGACCCCTATAGATGACCCCTATAAAGACCCCTATAAGTGCCAAACACCCACCCCGGGGTGAATTTCTCAGCACCCACCCGGGGGGGTAGGAGTCAAAGAACCTTCACGAAGTAAGGACGGCCCTCGGTCAGCCACTTGCGGGCAGGCTCACTCCACTCGAAGCCGTACTCGAAAATTTCAATCAGCCCACGTTTCCGTAGAGCCAGCAACGTTCTGTTGGTTGGCTTCCGTGATCCAAGCGATTCATCAACCCGGACAAAGAAACCGTTAAAGGCAAACGATTCACGCCGAAGAACCTCCAACGCTCGTTCCATCGTTCTTGAAAGGGCCATGCCTTTTCCTTCCTTCAAAGGCCGGGGTCAGCCCCCCGCCACATCAAAAGTGTACTTCATTAACCGTTAAATGTCAAGGGTATTCCTCCCGAATCTTTGCGGCGGCGTTCAGCTTCAAGACATCATCAAGGAACTTCGCCTCTCTCTCTTTGCGGTAGAACTCCCCAAAGAAAGCCTCGGGATCAAGCGAGTACAGGCTGTAACCCTTCGGGTCATTTTCTCGGAGGGCTTCCTCGAAGTCATGCTCCATCCAACGCTCCCCGATGTTGGTGACTGGATCGCCGGGCTTCCACTTTATTTCCTCAGTGATTTCAAAGGGGAAGTCAACGGGGAGGCCAAGCTCTTTGTTCAGGCTTTTGTTTTCGGTCATGGCAGATCCTTTCTTCAAGGGGGGTAGATTCGAGTGTTGCCCGGCAGTGTCAGCGCAGCCGGGCCGAATATGTCGGAGGTCGTTTTGCTCCCTGCGACACTTCTGATTATTTATTCAGCGGGTCATAGCAGATCCTTTCTTCAACGGGGGTAACTTGCAAAGCTCAGTGGCTTGGAGGTCAGAACCCCGGGGGCCACCTCAAGGCCATCGGGATCGTGGACGACAATGCCCTTGCCTTCAAGACCCTCGGGTCCAACAAGGAGGTGAGGGCCGGGCGTGGGGTACAGGTCTTTGGTGCCGAACGCCCCGGCTCCTTCGTATCCGCCGATAGTCACCTTGCGCCAGTCCCACGGGCCTTTGCCCTCATGGTTTTCAGGCACCGGGGGGGCAGCTTTCCCGTTCACAACTTCATAAAGCGCAGATTTCTTTTCGGTCATGGCAGATCCTTTCTTTAGTCGATCAGGCTTTTCGAGTGTTCAGTGC